GAATAGGTATGTTTTTATTTGGTATGGGTTGCACGATCGTTGGTGCGATCATAGCATTTTTTATAATTAATAAAGTTATTAGAAAGAAAAAAGAACCTGTGCGGTTCGATGATTTAGAATGAAAAAGAATAATAAATATAATTATGTTGATGGTCGACAAATCATGGACCAAGGATCACGGATCTATGACGTGGCAGGATACAGATTACCAAGTGTCACGACCATTTTATCACGGACCAAGGATCAACAGTTTATAAAAGATTGGAAAGCTAAAGTTGGGGAAGCAGAAGCTGAACGTATAAAAAATTTATCGAGTGTGCGAGGAACTGCTATGCACAAATATCTGGAGTCTTACATACAAGAAATAGGATACGAGGACTTCACGGGTATAGGCAACGAAGCCAAGTCCATGGCAGAGAAGGTGATAGAGATAGGTCTAGCGCCAGTCGATGAATACTATGGATCGGAGGTCACCATGTATTACCCTGGACTGTATGCAGGCCAAACCGATCTGGTGTGCATGCACAACGGGGAAGACGCGATCGTGGACTTTAAACAATCTAATAAACCAAAGAAGAAAGAGTGGATCGAAGATTATTATCTGCAAATCGCAGCATATGCTATGGCACATGACTATGTGCACAAGTCTAAGATTAACAAAGGTGTGATTATGGTCTGTACACCTGACCTATATTACCAAGAATTTGTCGTGGAAGGGGCAGAGTTAAGGCGCTATAAACATAAGTTTTTGAAAAGATTGGACAGGTATCATGACCTAATTTTTGATGAGAAAGAACGTACAACACCCATGAAAGCAGAGGATTTTAATGCGTGACGATCTGATGGTTCAGCAACAGGTAGAGAATGTCTGGCAGCATATGGTCGGTGTGATCTGTCTCAATCAGACAGGGCGCAAGAAGGTCAAGAAAGTATTACCAGCATTCTTTGAAAAATTTCCAGGACCCTTTTCATTATTACAATCAGATAAAGAAACGATAGCAGAGATGCTGAAAGATCTCGGCATGAAGAACGTCAGGGCACATAGGATATGGAGGATGTCAAAAGAATTTTTAGAGTGGAATGGTGAGGACGCAACAGAATTATTTGGTATCGGTAAGTACGGTAGTGATAGCTACGAGATATTCTACAAGAACAGGATACCGGATAACGTACAAGACAAAGAACTAAAAAGATATATACAAGAAGGAGGATTAAAATGTCAGATGTAAAATGTGTAGAATGTGGCGACAATTTGTTAAAAGATGAATTGCCAGAAACTAGAGCAAAGGAATTAGAAATAGATCCTATGTTTGTTCCTAAAATATGTTGGATATGTCATGTAAGAGAAAACGACTTTGACAGAACACAGTGGCCAGAGGAGCATCAAAGGTTCATTAAAAAAGAGATTAAAAGCAGAGAGGAGAGGAGATTAAATGAACGAAAAACTTCGTAAGACGATGGAACTAAGATATAGGGCTGTTATTGAAGACTGTAAATATAAGATTAAATGTTATAGTGAGCATGAATTAGTCATACCTGAACACCCTGATATCACAGCTGAGATAGATACTCTGTTAATGAAGATGGCCGAGGCTGAAGATAAATTGGCAGTAATGGAGCTGCATTATGGCAAAAATGGGGCAGAGAAAACTGTATTATAAGTATCGGAGATGTATCGGGCATGTATCGGATCCGATACATAGAGGATTAAAAAACAGCTCTTCTTTAGAACGATTCTAAAAAACCAGTCAATTTTGATAAATTTTCCGATACATAAAGTTGGTTTTCCGATACATAAAATAGCCTTCCGATACATATCCCGATACCAAAAAGCTAGCAAATAAGCCATTCCGATACTTCCGATACATGATTTTAAAAATCAAAAAAAATTTTGACTCGGGGAGTATAAACTGACTTCTATGTATCGGAAACTTGTATTATAAGAAACTATGCCTAGGAAAAGAAGAAAAGCTACCGCCTCAAATATAACTCCCGAGATACCTTATCCGAAAGTCCGAGTGGAGTGGATCGACTGTGTGAGCGATTCGGGCTGGGCAACAGATAAAGAGTTTGACAGAATGAAGTTAGCTAAACCTGTAAACGAAGGCTGGTTGTATTCAAAAGATAAGGAGTCTATAAAATTATTTGCTTCTTATGATAAAGACGATGATGGCTATCAGTTTGGTGATAGAACTATGATTCCTCGGGCTTGGGTAAAGAAGATTCAGAAGTTGTAGATGGAGTCACATCAATTATCTGCGCGTAGTCGTCTAAAATTTGTTTCATTTTCGCTTCTAGTTCTTGTTCTGACATGTCCTCTAGCTTTCCTGTTTTTATTATCTTTCTATCTATGTATAATCCTGCTGCTTTTCCTCTGTTTGTTTCCGCGTTCACAGCTGAAGAGAATGATCCTTTACGTAAAGCGGCTTCTCTAAGTCTACCAAGTTCTGCGATGTGATTCTCGTACGTGACTTCGTGTTTTCTAATTCTTTCTTCCCGTAGTTCACCAATGTATTTCACAACAAGTGGTGAGTGTTTTGGATTTGTAAGTTCAGAACCCTCTTGACGTGCTCTCTTTTCAGAATAGCCTGCTTTTATAGCTGCTTCTGTTTGTGTGAGCGGTCCAGTCTCATCACCAAACACAAGTAGTTCGGCAAATCTCTTTTGCATTTCTGTTAGTCTTTTTGGTAGTCCCATGATTGACAATTTAAGGTAACTATCCTATAGTGTCAAGTATGAAAGTACGTAGAGACGATAGAGGAGAACACGATCTAGAGCTTCAAATAGAAAGATTAAAATTAAGAGTTAGAGACTTAGAAGAGATAAATGAGAATCACAAAAAATTAAACGGCGAGTTAAGAGAGGAGTTAAAGAATGTTCGTAAAGCACTTACAAGAATACCTTGATCAATTTACTGATGGTAAAAAAGGCAATGCAGTATCTAACGCCAGAATCTACATGGAAGTAAATGGACATCTCGAAGAAGTTAGAAGAATTGAAGTGCAAGAGTCAAATATAATTGGACAAAGTGCTATTCGTGTTGTATTAAAACCAACAAAAGAAAAGCTAATTATCGCGCCTAACACTCCAGATTAGACACCCTAGTTACCTTGAAACCTGAGAGAAAATTTTATGAAAAAATTCGTAAAAGAATTACGAATATTAGTTGGATTCGACTTGAAAACAATAGCTTACATGGTACTCCCGATCTATTGGGCTACAATAATTCTGGCACCTTTTTTACAGTAGAACTTAAAGTCACAAAGGGTAACAAGGTTCGTTTTTCACCACACCAAATAGCCTTCCATGTAAAGTATCCACACAACACCTTCATCTGCATTCAGGCCCTCGGTTCGGGTGCCGTGAAACTTTATCGTGGATCTCAGATCTTGGAGCTTGATGCTTGCGGCTTGTCGCTTGAAGCTTGCTGCTTGGGGCTTGACGCTTGTGGCTTGTTGTTTGAATCGCTTGGTGCTTGACGCTTGTTGCTTGAAGCTTGTTGCTTGAGGCCCGGACCAGGCGAACGCTGATTCCCAGCCGTCGCCGGTTCTTTGCTAATTGCCTGATCCGATTTATTACGCTTACGTAATTCTTTATAATATTTTGGATGATGCCACATTAATGTTTACCGTAACTTATGTTTCTTATATCACGGTCCCAACATGCCCTGCAATCTAAACATTTATTGCCCTGCTTAGATGACGGGCAGCTGTGCTGCCCGTCAGTCGTAACCGTGGATGTCCACGGCCAAAAGGATACTGGGCCCTGGTCAACCATATGAGAGCTGAACCTTATCAC